TGTCAGGATCCCGTGACGTTTTCTTACTAGTCCTCCTGACTTTTTGGTTCAGGCTGCTCCTTCGAGCACTGCTTCTTTAAAGTTTTTGATGGCGTACTGGTCCCAGTATTCAACTCCGAATCGGCAGACATCTCTAGTCTCCCACTTTTCACATCCAGGGCAGTAACGTTTTTCTGCTGCTTCGGTGATGTCAATACGTAGTTGTTTAAAGGACTTCATATTTATTCAGACTCTTCTTGTTTATTTATTTGCTTTAGCATCTTCTGTAGGTCTGATGTACTGCCAACAAATAAATTGTTAGTGGTCTTACTATTCACAGAGCTCTTTGTAGGTGCTTCAAGATCTTTCATTTTCTTCTGTAGATCAAGTAGTTTATCAGTGGCGTCTGCTACCTGCTTCATGGCATTCACAGCGACTTCATACGCTCTAGGGTGCCCTGACTCCTGAGCAACCTCTAACGCCCCATCTAACGCCTCTCTGCCCTTATCTATAAGTGAGTATAGAGACCCTCTGGTATACTCATAGTCTTTAGTCTGATCGTCTTTATCTGCTTTTGGTGGTACGGGTTTAGATGGTTCGATATCAGTAGATTCAACTTCAATGTCAAATAGATCTTCCATATTATTCTCAAATTTTGTCATAAAATATCAATACCCTCATTAAATCCAAAGTCATCTGTACTGATAATTAGTTCATCATCAGCTGCTGTAATCTGTCCGTCCGCATTCTTATCTTCTAATGCCTTTGGACTGTAACTGTAAGCAGCACTTCTTCTACTAGCAGCAAGGTCTCCAACTGATTCGTAGATAATAGCTTTACGGATAATTCCTGTATTAGTATAAGGACCGTAGATGTAAGACTTAGCAGTAAAGTTTAGTGTCCATACAATGCTTCTACGATCTAAAAAACTATCATCCCAGTCATCTTCATAATTAATATTGTTTAATACAATAGCAATATCTTTTTTCTCATCCATGTCTGTGACCATGTTGAGAGTAATATTAAAATTGGGTTGAAAGAACGGCAAGATTTGCTCAAGAATTTGTAAACCATCATCTTGAGATTTACCAATAATTCCTAGTTCAAATGACATGTCATAAGGAACTGGAACATACTGGGTCTTAACTTCTGTACCATCTTCAGCAATAGTGGTTCTGTATTTTTGTACAGGACTTGTCTTACGAGCAGCATCATATGTAATACCAGTCATCTCAAAGTAGAGACGTGGTATTGTGATAGCAATCTTGTTAGCAACATCTGGGTTCTGTTCCAGACGTGTCAAAAATTTCTGCTTAGGTCCATAAGCAAGAGGAACTTTTTCAACCTCCAATACAGCACCTGTATTGGGATCTACTTTTTTAAGTTCAATGTTATTGAATAAAGTACCGAAACCAATTACCGTTTTACGTATAGCTTCGTTATAGAAATGTTGACCAAGCATTAGAATGAATCCATAAAGTTGCCATACTCACCGAAGGGATTAACTTCCCCCCAATCGATAAGGTTATCAGCCTCGTCTTCGATTTCTGAGTTTTGATCGTAGGCGCTGTTGGTATTATTTAGAGTGTTAAATGACTCAGGACTCCAAGTAGCACCTGAAGTTAGACCAGTAACTAGTTCAGCAGTTGTGAAGGTTCCTGTTCTATTGATGACTTCGAGAGCTCTGGTGGTGCTATCCCAGGACTTGACATCTGCTCTATTGTCCTTAGGTGAGTAGTCAATAGTAACACTAGGAGCAGATGTGTACCCAGCGCCACCATCTGTAATGACGACACCAGTAATAAGACCAGTAGCAGAGACCGTAGCAGTACCTGTAGCATCTGTAGTTGCTCCTCCCCCAGAGAATGTAACAGATGGTGGTAGTGATTGATTGTAGTACAAACCAGTGTCTGTCATTACTACACCATCTACAGCATCACCACTAATAGTTGATGTTGCCTTAGCAAGGAACTCGTCACCAGCAATCTCTTCTCCAACAACAAAGTCACCTGATCCACCAGGATCCATAAACAGTTTAATAGAACTAGACTTGATTGTCTCGATTACATCAATTTCAGCAACACCTGTCTCGATGCTATCACTACCAACTTCATAGATCTCGGCAGTCATTGTATAGAACTGGAGCTTGCCCATTTGATAGAATGGTTGCTCTCTTTCTACAAATTTGATTTCATACAAATCTTTCGTCAATGGGAAATACAAAAGATCTCCCTCGTTAGGTCTGTTATCTAACGTGAGGTTAGGAGCATGTTCCGTAACTTCTTCATCCCAACGTCTTGTTGAAACACGAAACTTTACTTCATCTGTAATACGTAGACCAAACTTACTAATAAATTCTGATGTTTCTCCGAATCCTGTTACGTTCTCTAGAAGCATTTCAATTTGAAACTCTTCCTGATACTTTGAATAGATGATGTCATTTAAAGTATTATCTTTCAGGATTGTTCTAGGTAGGTAATAGATATCCGATCCGAACAGTTGAATCTGCTCGTCAACGAGATCCTGTACGAGATTTTGCTCACCAGAAAAACCGCTATAGTAAGTGGGAAAGTAAGGACTAGTAGGCATTTTATCCGATCACATCAAATAATGGGGTGGAATACTTGGACAGCATTTCTGACTCAAGTACTTGAACTTCTTTGTTGCCATCTTCCCAGATCTGGCGACCGTTTAGGGTGACTCCACCAGGAAGTTGAACATTGTTGAACTTAATGAGGTTTGCTCCCCACTGTCTTTTCATTAAAGCTGTGGTGTACCTCTTGAGGAAGGAATCGTTATATACTTGGGTGAATGTGTCAGGATCTATAGCACCCCAACAATCAATTAATAACCAGTTTCCTTCCTTAAGTCTTTGTACATCAATATCAATATAAAGTCTATCTTGTCTCTTTGAAAATCTGTACTGAACAAAAGCACCAGTATTAATAACTTGATCTAGAGTTTCAAAATACTGTTTGACCATATAGAAATTAGTAAGATCAAAGTTCCCCATCTTAAATCCATTGGCAAAGGAGAACATGTCCATCAAGAAATATTGGTTTGTCATACCAAACAAACTATTTCGTACAAAGTTTGATGACACCCCAAATACTTTACTAATACCCATTACATGATCAGGGATTTCTAGAAAATTCTTTCTATGTTCCCAACCAGTAGCATCAGGATTTGTAGTTGACGTAACTTCATTCTGTGTAGTAAATCTAGTGATGTCTGTATCAGTAATGTTGTGCTTAAGATACATTTGCTCAAGCCCATCAAAATGATGTTCGTGATAAAACTGAATAGCATCATCAACGATATCACTTGCTTGTTCATCAGCAATGTTAATTTGTAGTACAGGAGCACCCAATTGACGTTTACAATAATCAATTAGTTCCGACCTACTGCTTGGTGATGACATGTATCTTACACAAAGTCCCTGTTATTATTTAGGAGATGGGATATTGGGTTTTATACCAAAGCATTTAAAAACTCATTTTAAAAATCCATTGAATGTAATTCTATCACACTTCCAATTAGTATTAAAGTATGGTATGTGCCATACGTTACCCTCATACAGTAGGAGAGTGTTGTACTCATGTGGTTCTATATGATACAACTCCCAACCCTTCCTATCATAAGTAGATGGATCCAAAACAGTCATTGTAACATCCATATTTCTTGCTCTTAAATGTCTGTAGTTGAGATCCGAGCAAATATGTTCCATACCAGTTTCAATATGACGACAGAAACCAGTACCATTATCAGTTCCTTCTAATTCTTCATTTGTATTCAGTGGCACCACAGCAGCATAATGTATCCAATCTACATGTGGGTACATACTCATGGTTCTACATTCAGTTCCTGGTTTATATTTTTGAATACTAAAAATGCTAATTTTATGATTGTGTAAGATTGTTACTGGAGCAGCCATCCTTTCAAGTAACAAAGTCCTGAAGGGAACGAAAAATCTCAGATCAACTCCACCTACCCTAGATGTGTATCCAGGAATAGCAGAAATTTCTCCCATGATAGTGCTTTTGAAATCTGCTTGCAATCCAACTTCTCTAACCTTATCAGGATTAGAAAAGAAATTTTTAACCTTTAGCAATCTATTTTGAGATTGCCCAATATGAATAACATCGACCTCCCAAGAAGAGGGGTCGATGTCAAACTCTTTAGCGTTTATCATTCGCCTTCTAAGCAGATGT